GGAGGACGTCCTCCAGGCCCTGCTCGACCTGAGCGAGCGATACGGGTCCGCCTCCGTTGGCGACCTGTTCAGCCTCGCCGGAATGTCGACCACCCACACCGATGAGTCCTGGACGTGGTCGCCCGACGACGTCAACAAGGGCTGCGTCCAGATGCGGCGCGGGGGTTACGGATTCAGCCTCCCCCAGCCATCCTACAAGTCCCGCAGATAGTCATATTCCAGAAAGGAACCACAATGCTTCCCATGCCCATCGGATCCGTCTACGGGTCCGTCAAGCTCTTCGTCATCAAGAACGCCCCCACCCTCCTCGTGGCGGGCGGTACGGCCCTCATGGCGAGTTCGACCATCGTGGCCGCCAAGGCCTCCCTCTCCTACAAGGAGGAGGTGCTCATGCCCCACGTCGAGGAGGTCGTGCGTATCTCCATGGACGAGGTCCTGGACGAGGAGACCAAGAAGGCCGAGACCGACAAGGAGAAGGCGGCGCTGACCATCGACACGGCCAAGCGCTTCCTTCCCGCGGCGGGTCTCATGATCGCCGGTATCGCCTGCATCGCGGCCGGCCACAGCATGCAGCTGAAGCGGCTCGCGGGGCTGTCCGCCGCCCTGGCCGCGGTCAAGCTGGAGAACGAGCAGCTGAAGGCCGACGCCGCCGGCGAGGAGATCGAGCCTGTGACGGTCGCCCACGAGGGCAAGACCGACGTCGTCCGCACCAAGGTGGACGGACACCTCCTGCCCGTGGAGGACTTCCGCCACCGCGTCTTCGGGCCCGAGAACAAGAACTGGGACCACGCGCCCGTGGTCTGCGAGAACTTCCTGAACGCCGTCGAGCGTCACGCGAACGACCAGCTGCGGTGGAAGGGTCACCTGTTCCTGAACGAGCTCTACAAGATGCTCGGGCTGCCCGAGACCCGTATGGGGTCCGTCATGGGCTGGTCGAAGAAGGCCGACCCGAACGTCATGATCCTCCTCAACTCTCTGCGAGACGAGGCCGGCCTCGGCGACGACGGTATCCAGACCGTCTGGCACCTGGATCTCGAGGCCCCGCACAACCTGGTGGCGTGACATGACCCCCTGGCAGATCTTCAAGGTCGCGCTCCAGGGGGTCGCCGTTCTCGCGGTGTCGGGAGTCGTGAGGGAGTATATTCTTCGCGACTCCCGCATCGCCGAGCTGGAGGAGGACAACGCGTTCCTCCGTGAGCAGCTCGCCAAGGAGCGGGCGGAGACCAAGAACCAGTCCGATCACTTCCTCGGACTCGAGGGCATGTACGAGGAACTCGCGGCGAAGTACGCGTCGACCGAGGCCGAGAACGAGCATCTCAAGGCGGCGCAGGACGCTCTCGTGCACGTCCCGTCCAAGGAGGAGACCCCTTCGTACGAGTGGGTCGAGTTCGACGACGATGACGAGTTCGAGTATGAGTTGAAGTACAACTCATCGAACGGAGCGCTGTACAACGGTAACCTTCTGGCTAACGGACTGTACCGCGATCTGGCGGACCTCCTGTACATGGAGGTGTTCGGGGTTGAGTATCCCACGACTGCGGTCATCAACTCGTACCCCCGAGGGTCGACGCGCGACACGGAGCCCGAAGAGATCCGAGTGACCGTCTACTTCGACTCGGGCGACTCCTACGGGATCGAGCACCTGTGACCAATCTCGATTTCTTCACCTTCGCCGAGAGATCGGCCAAGGGCGGAGCGATCGAGATCCGTCCGGACTGGAAGGTCTTGCGCTCGTACGACCTCATGGTTCGGGGCAAGACATTCTACGCCATCTGGGACGAGGAGAAGGGCCTCTGGTCCACAGACGAGTACGACGTCCAGCGTCTGGTCGACAAGGCGTTGGACGAGTACCGTCAGGCCCGGGGCGACGGGGACTTCCGAGTGAAGTACCTCCGCGACTTCTCGTCCGGTATGTGGAGCATGTGCCAGACGTATATTCGCAGTCTGAGCGACAACTCCCACGACCTAGACACCCAGCTGACATTCGCGAACACCCCCGTGCGCAAGGAGCAGTACGCGTCTCGTCGGCTGCCGTATGCTCTCGAGAAGGGGGATATCTCCTCGTACGAGGAACTGATCTCCACACTGTACGACCCCGGCGAACGGGAGAAGATCGAGTGGGCCATCGGATCCATCGTGGCCGGCGACTCGCGCTATATTCAGAAGTTCGTCGTCCTCTATGGCGAGGCGGGTAGCGGCAAGAGCACGATCCTTAACGTGATCTCGCAGCTCTTCGAGGGCTACACGTCCTCGTTCGACGCAAGGGCCCTTGCGTCCCCGTCAGCCACCTTCGCCATGGAGGTGTTCAAGGACAATCCCCTCGTCGCCATCCAACACGACGGGGACCTGTCCCGCATCGAGGACAATGCTCGGATCAACTCCATAGTGTCCCACGAGGACATGACGATGAACGAGAAGTTCAAGGCCACCTACACGACGGCCCTGAACGCCATGCTCTGGATGGGGACCAACCGTCCCGTCAAGATCACGGACGCGAAGTCGGGCATCATCCGCAGGCTGATCGACGTCACTCCGTCCGGACGGAGGCTCGATCCCGCCTCGTACAACCGCATCATGCGCGATATTCCGAGCGAGCTGGGAGCCATCGCCCACTACTGCCTCGAGCAGTACAAGGAGCGCGGTTTCCACTACTTCGATGCGTACAGGCCGACGGCGATGATGCGGAGGACGGATCTCTTCTACAACTTCGTCGTCGACAACCAGGAGGTCCTTGCGCAGGGCGTGGCGCTCCAACAGGGCTACGCCATGTACAAGGCCTACCTGGCCGAATCGGGGCTCGATCTGAAGATGAGCCGGTATCGTTTCCGGGACGAGCTGGCCAACTACTTCGAGGGCTACCACGACCGCGTTCGGACGGAAGACGGGCGCAAACGGAACTGGTTCGAGGGCCTCCGACTCGACAGACTGGATGGCGGAGACGTCCGCCGAAAGTATGTCACGTCGGACTGGCTCGAGATGTCCGAGGGGACCCCCGTGCTGGATGATATTCTGAGCGACAGGCCGGCTCAGTACGCATCCGACACGGGGGCGCCCCTCCGGGCATGGGCCGACGTCTCAACGGTTCTCAAGGACCTCGATACGAGTAGGCTTCATTACGTGCGTCCGGAAGAGGACATGATCGTCATCGACCTGGATCTGCGCGGGAATGACGGCGCGAAGTCCTTCGAGGCGAATCGCGATGCAGCACGAGAGCTCGGCCTGCCCGAGACGTACGCCGAAGTCAGCAAGTCCGGCGCCGGGATCCACCTGCATTACCGGTACGCGGGCGACGTCTCGGAGCTGGCGAACGAGATCTCGCCCCAGATCGAGGTCAAGACATTTCGGGGCAGGGCCTCGCTGCGGCGAATGGGGACACTGTCGAACGGTCTCAAGGTCGCCACGATCTCCGAGGGACTGCCCAAGAAGCGAAAGGAACGCGATATTCTCACCAAGAAGAAGATGGGGTCCGAGAAGGCCCTGAGGGAGCTGATCGAGAGAAACCTTCGCAAGGAGATTCATCCGGGGACCAAGCCCTCGATGGACTTCATCAAGAAGGTCCTCGATGACGCCTACGAGTCGGGCATGGAGTACGACGTGGAGAACATGCGCGGAGCCATTCTGGCCTTCGCGATGCAGAGCACGCACCAGAAGGACGCGTGCTTCAAGATCTACACGTCGCTCCGGCTCAAGTCCTCGGATGATAGGGAGCCCGAACCCGGCACGAAGGATGCGGATGGAGGTCTCGTCTTCTACGACGTGGAGGTCTATCCGAACCTCTTCCTCGTGTGCTGGATGAGGGACGACCCCGACGCGGACGTGGCCGTCATGGTCAATCCGCGCCCGGAGGAGCTCGAGTCCATGTTCGAGATGAAGCTCGTGGGGTACAACAACAAGCGGTACGACAATCATATTCTGTACGCCCGCTGGATGGGGTACGACACCGAGCGTCTGTTCCACTTGTCTCAGCGCATCGTCTCGGGCGACCGGGGCGCGTTCTTCAGGGACGCCTATGACGCATCGTACACCGACACGTACGACTTCTGCGCTACTAAGCAGTCCTTGAAGAAGTGGGAGATCGAGCTGAACCTCCCGCACAAGGAGATGGATATTCCGTGGGACCAGCCGGTCCAGGAGGCCGACGTCCCGCGGGTCATCGAGTACTGCAAGAATGATGTCCGCGCCACCAGAGAGGTGTTCCACCACAACGTCGCCGACTGGGAGGCGCGGCAGACTCTTGCCAAGATGGCGGGGCTCAACGTCAACTCCTCGACCAACCAGCTCACTCAGCAGATCATATTCGGGAACGATCGGAAGCCGCCGTTCGTTCACACTGATCTGAGCGAGCAGTTCCCGGGGTACAAGTACGAGAACGGCAAGAGCACGTATCGTGGCGAGGAGGTCGGCGAGGGCGGCTGGGTGTACGCCGAGCCGGGATATTACACCAACGTCGCCCTGCTGGATGTCGCCTCTATGCACCCGCACTCCCTGATCGCGCTGAAGTGCTTCGGCGAGAAGTACACGGCGCGGTTCCAGGACATCGTCAAGGGGAGGATGGCTGTCAAGCACCACGACGTCGAGGCGGCCAAGCGCTACCTCGGCGAGGACGCAGGTGCTCTGATCGGCCAGAACGACGCGGCACTGGCCTTCGCGCTGAAGATCGCCATCAACAGCGTGTACGGCCTCACAGCTGCCAAGTTCCCCACCAGGGCGAACGGCATGGATCCGGCGAACAACCCGGACAACATCGTCGCCAAGCGCGGGGCGCTGTTCATGGTGGACCTCAAGAACTTCATCCAGGAGAAGGGGTTCACCGTCGCGCACATCAAGACCGACTCGGTCAAGATCCCGAACGCCACGTCCGAGCTGATCGCGGAGGTCATGGAGTTCGGGAAGAAGTACGGCTACACGTTCGAGCACGAGGCCACCTACGACAAGATGGTCCTCGTGAACGACGCGGTGTACGTGGCGCACGACAAGGATGGCTGGCACGCGACAGGTGCGCAGTTCCAGCACCCGTTCGTCTTCAAGTCGATCTTCGGGCCGGACAGTGACCCAGTGTACGACTTGAAGGACTACGTCGAGACACGGCAGACCCACAAGGGGACACTGTATCTCAACTACGGGACAGAGGACAATCCGCAACGCGCCTTTGTGGGACGTATCGGATCCTTCGTACCCGTGAAGGAGAATGCTCCCGGTGGTATCCTCGAGGTGCTCCGGGATGACAAGTACTACAGCGCACCCTCGAGCAAGGGGTACCGCTGGATTCTTGAGGAGGATGCCGCGCGTCTCGATCGGGCCCAGATCGACGACACGTTCGCCCTCGCCAAGGCCGCCGAGGCGGTCCGGACGATCGAGAAGTACGTCCCGATGGAGGAGCTTCTGGCGTAGTTTTTGCACGGCGCATAGTGAGAACAATCAGCCACGCTGAAAGGAACACTATCATGTTCATCTTCAACTTCATCTTCTCCATCGCTAAGCACCTCATCGTCCTCGTCGGGACGATTGCTTGCTGCGCCTTTGTGCTCGGCAAGCGGTCCCCCTTCGACTGGGCTGCGAAGCGCATCGAGAGGAGGAACCACAAGAAGAACGCCTGCACCTGCTCCTACTGCCACCACTGACCCTCAACCCTCCTGACCCGCACGGGCCAGGAGCTTTCTCGGGGCTGATATTCCACATGGGCCGTAGTGAGAACAATCAGCCCCGAGAAAGGAACCCACCATGTCCAACGCCCTCGTCTCGATCGTCAGGCACATCGCCGCGATCGTTGTGACAGCAGCCACGCTCGTCATGGGGTACCTCGTGTGTCTCGTCATCTTCGTCGCCACAGCGCCGATCCTCGCGATCGTGCGCCTCGGCGGCGGGAGGGAGACCGCGAAGCGCCTTACGGCGTGGCTGCTGACTCGGGTCGCGGCGACCACCGCGATCTTCGAGACGATGGCCGAGAACATTACGGCCACACTCATCTGACCATCTCTACCCCTCAGTCCACACGGGCTGAGGACTTCAGGGGCGCTATGATCGTACAGTTCCTGATCTTCATGACTCCGGCGGTTCTGCTGGTACTGAGCCTCCCGCTCGACACTCGACACGATCGGGTCGCCGACTGGCTCGAGGCTCTCGCCCTCCTGGGGTTCATGATCGACCTCTATATCCTCATCAACTGAAAGGAAAACACGGTGAACCACATTCTCATCCCGTTCGGAGGATCCTGCCTGCTGCTGCATCTGGCGGGCACCCTCCTGATGCTCATTGCGTTCGTGCTCGACTGCATGAACGCCAAGAAGTACGGGAACGTCGCAACTGGACTCTTCTGCGGCGGTTTCCTGTTCATGTCTGTGGCGAGTCTGTTCACGCTCGTCGCGATCTTCGTCTTCTTCTCGAACGGGGGTATCTGATGGCTCGCGAACGATTCACTATCGAGGGCACTCGTCTGATGTTCCCCAACTTCTCGGGAGCACCGGACAAGTTCAACCAGACACCCAAGCCCAATGCCTCGGTCGTCGTGCCGCCAGATATGGTCCAGGCACTGACCGAGCGCGGATTCCGCATCCGCCACCTCGACGGTCGTGAGGGATTCGAAGATGACCAGGGCGTCGATATCCTGGTCGTCAAGGCCTCCTACGGCGGTCGCGGCGATCCCAAGATCGTCCTGCTGATGGCCGAGGACGGCACCCCGCCTCAGGAGTGGTCCAGGCGCCTCCTGTCCGCTGAGGAGGTCGGCGAGATCGACCGCCTCGACATCGACTTCGTCGACATCACGTTCACCCCTTACGAGTTCAGGGGGTACACATCCGCGTACATCGACTCGATGTACGTCGTCTGCCGTCCCGACCGTCTGATGTCGAAGTATGGCATCTGAGTATCTGGACGAGGAGTGGGCCCGAGTCACGAACTGGCCGATGGAGATCTCGTCCCACGGCCGGATCTACTCGATCAGCGCCCACAAGTTCCTCAAACCGGCGCGCCTTCACGGCACCATCGGCGAGGACTGGTACGTGCTGTGCGGGGGGTCCTGGCACAGCGTGAGGCGACTTGTCTCGCGCTGCTTCGGAATCGAGCTCCCCAAGGAGTGGGAGCCGTATTTCGACAAGACCCCCCGCTACAGGGCGACCCCCTATCGAGGGAAGGTCGTCCATACGGAGACGGGGGCCGTGTTCCCCAACGCGAAGGCCGCGGCGGAGCATTTCGACATCTCCGCTGCGACCGTTTCCAACGCCATTCACGGTCGTACGACTCGGCCGAGACTCAATTTCAGAAAGGAACCGTCATGAGCGTTCGGCGATATTCCGTGGTGCTGTCCGCAGCGCCGGAGGGGGAGCTCGACCTCTTCCTCGAGGAGTTCCTGCCCGAGGGGTGGGGGTACCGAGCCAACCCGTACGGGGAGAACGTCATCGAGCTGATCGCCGATAAGGGGCAGACCATCGGCGCCGCAGCATCCACCTGGCTCGTCTACGACCATCGGAAGCGGAAGCTGTCCGTCAAGGACAGGGGGTTCATCACAGGGGTCAACGGCAGCATCGAGCCGCTGCGCCTGTCCCCCTACCGCATGGTCTTCTACGTCTGAGAGGAAACAACTATGGACAACGACAAGATCAAGACGAACATCATCGACTACATCAGCAACGTCAAGATCCGCCTCAACGAGACCTACGGCGTCCAGAGTCTCACGAAGGGGGAGAAGTGAACGCCCTCGTCGTCTCGATCGTCTCGTCCACGGCCCCGAAGGAGGTCCTGGACTACTTCCTGTCGGGGCACGGTCTGACCTGGACCGACATGCCGCCCCTGACGAGGCGGGTCGGGTACTTCGTGTACGAGCCCGGCAAGACGACCGTCTCCTGGATGGACGTGACGTCTGTTCTGAACAGGTGGCCCGACATCTTCACCGGAAGGATCACGGCCGAGCATACCGTCGTGTCCACCCCGTGGCGGATGGATCTCTTCCGAAACGGCTGAGTCCGTGCCCTCGAGAAAGGAACGCGTCATGGAACGCAAGATCATCTACTCGATTCTGGCCACGGTGGCGCCGCCGCAGTTCATCAATCTGTGGTTGCGCATCTTCGGCCTCGACGAGAGCGACCTTCCGGAGGTGCCTGAGACCAACGACGTCTGCATCTACGTCTACTCGGCGGAGACGAGCAAGGTCGAGGTCCAGAGGTACGGACCCGGACGCGACGACATGCCCGATGTCTGGCCGAGGACCCGAACAGGATACGTGTGCACCATCCAGGGCTGGTGGACGCACTTCTACAAGGAGGAATGATGCTCGATCCGAATGAGCTCGTGCTCTGCTACGAGGGGTTCAAGACGAAGGTCCCCACACGCAAGAAGGTTCGGGACAGTCTCGCCAGCTTCTTCGAGGACCACGGGCTGTCCCCGAACGACTGGTTCGCCTGGAAGGGAGGAGTCGATATCTTCGAGCCGCAGCCGTATACATGGCGCGCGGGGAAGGAGATCTTCTACTCCTACCTCACCGGATCCTTCATCACCACGCCCACGACGACCACGCCGGACGACCTCACGACCGTTCGCAGGCGCGTCGGTCCCAACCGGACGAAGTACTACGTCCGAGCGGAGGACGTGGAGATCTGGGTACCCTGCCCGGAGGAGGGGGTCCATATCTCGAACAGGGGGCGGGTGAGATGCCGAGAGGGCAACCACCTGCTCAAGATCCGCTCCGGCGGGAAGGCCAGCGGGCCGTGGGTCATGTCCGGCGGGAAGACGGTCTACGTCCGCGATCTCATGCGGAAGTACATCTATTCCGTTCCCGGGATGGTGTAGGGGGAAGATGAACCGAAGACTCATCAGAGCCGGTGTGGTCACGAGCGCCCCGGAAGGGGTTATCAAGCGGTTCATGCGGGAGTACGGTTTCGACCACATGGAGTTGCCGAAGGTGTCTCCGACTGAGGCGGCTTTCTACTCGGTCACGTACGACGAACTCAAGGTCCAGGTCCTCGACGAGTGCATCCGTATGATCGACAAGTATCTGCCGGACAGGAAGCGCGGGGACATCGCCCTCGAGACCGATCGGTGGAGCTACAGGCTCTCGCAACTGCACGAGGACCCGGCGTGATCGAGTACGCTCTCAAGAAGCTCCGTCCGGCCCAGAGGGACGCCGTTGATCGTATGCACGACGGCTGCGTTCTCCTGGGCCGGACGGGCTCGGGGAAGACCATGACGGCGCTCGGGTACTGGCTGAAGGCCCACCCCAATCAGTACCTGTACGTCGTCACGACGCCCGCCAAGCGGGACGCCATGGAATGGGAGGCGGACATGGCCAAGATGGGCCTGTACCTGCCCCCCGAAAGGGTGATCTCCTGGAACAAGATCAAGGATTTCGAGTACCTCGAGAGGGCTTTCATCGTCTTCGACGAGCAGAGGGTCTCGGGGTCGGGCAAGTGGGTCAAGTCGTTCCTGAAGATCGCCAAGAGGAACGACTGGGTCCTGCTCTCCGCCACGCCGGGAGACGTCTGGATCGACTGGTTGCCGCTGTTCATCGCGAACGGGTTCTACAGGACCCGGACGCAGTTCACGGACCGGCACGTGATCTGGGACCCCCACACGAGGTACCCCCGAATCAAGCGTTATATCGATGAGGACCGCCTTGAGAGGTGCCAGGAGGCGATCTGCGTATATCTGGCCTCGCCGAACCCGGTCTCGCGAATGGTTCATGACGAGCTGGTCTCGTACGACTCGCGGAAGTACGCCGAGGTCACGAGGAAGCGCTGGAACCCTTTTGAGGTTCGGCCGATGATGGACGCCGGCGAGCTCTGCCGGGTCCAGAGGCGCATCGTCCTGGAGAACGTCTGTCGCGAAGAGGCCCTTGAGAGACTCCTCAAGGGCCATCCGCGGGCCCTCGTCTTCTACTCGTACAACTACGAGCTGGAGGCGATCAAGGCCGTCTGCGAGCGTCTGGGGCGCTCCTACGGGCAGCGCAACGGCCACCGTCATGACCCCGTCCCCGTCTCGAAGGAGCCGTGGGCCTACATCGTGCAGTACCAGTCCGCCGACGCCTGGAACTGCATCAGCACCAACATTGCAATCCTCTATTCACTGCCATATTCCTGGCGGCAGCAGGAACAGGCGATGGGGCGGATCGACCGGATGAACACGCCGTTCGACGAGCTCCACTACTACCGTCTCATGACGGACAGCACGATCGACAACGCAGTGCTGGCGTGCCTCGATCGTAAGGAGACCTTCAACGAGAGGGCCTACGAGAATGCACAGAAAGGAGCAGCATGATCGTCATCAACAAGCGGATCAATCGGTTCCGCGTCAAGCTGGACGTCAACGCCAAGTACGAGGACGCGGCGAAGAGTCTGCGCCGGCTCCAGATTCAGCCGGTCGGGGAGAACATCGCCTCAATCGAGCTGAACAACGGCGTGATCGGTCTGGCCGGGGCGGATGGCGTCCACGTCCCGCTCGCGCACGGCAAGATCATCGAGATCGACTCCAAGCACGCCGAGGTCCTGGAGAACCCGTCGGGCGTCCGGCTCGGCAATCAGAGCGATGAGGGGATCCTGTGGGAGCTGATCCCCGGCGTCGAGGTGGTGGCCGTCCTGCTCGACCTGTCGAAGGGGCGTGACATCGTCGAGTACTCGAAGCACTTCCCGATCAGGGTCATGCGCGACGGCACGATCCGGAGCGTCGACAGGGACGGGAAGACCAGGGGCGAGATCTCCCTGGGCGTCTACCACGTCAAGAACGCCGACGGCGAGTGGAGGACCCTGCCGAAGCACCGGGACCTCAAGAAGCTCGTCGAGGAGTACGGCGGGGACGACCACCAGGACGTGTACTGACATGGATAACACCATGCGGATCACGATCCCCTGGAAACCTGGAATGACAGTTATGCTCAAGGACGGCCGTTCCGAACCCGACAAGAGTGCCATCGACTTCCTCGCGAAGCACGGTATCAAACTTGAGTACATCGAGGGCGGCTTCGTGGTCTCCCCGAACACCAGCAGAAAGGAACGCTGACATGTACGAGTTCATCAAGAAGATCAGGCGGTTCGAGGTCAAGTGGCCCGAGAACTGCTCGGCTCAGTGGGTCGGGGAGATCCTCCAGCGTCGACTCACCATCGGAGCGTTCGAGTTCGCTCCGGTGTGGGACGACGAGGCCCACGAGCTCTACTGGGAGATCGAGCACCTCGCCACTGGGAAGGTCACGGAGGTGCGCTGCGGCAACGACCTCCAGGCCCTCGTGGACTGCCAGGGGATGCTGCCCGACGACCCGCACTGGGAGCACGGGATCGTTGCGGAGTTCGAGGGGGAGGAGATCGTGGCCGAGTGGTATGACACGACGGTCGCGAGCGACCTCGAGGAGCTGGCGGCCCGGACGAACTACGCGGTCGCCGTCACCGAGAAGGGCGTGACGATCGACGGGCACGTCGCCCCGCGGGACCTGAACGGCCGTCCGGCGTGCCTCATCAGGCACCGTGACGGGTCCCGCCAGTGGGTGACGTTCGCCGCCAGCGTGGAAGCCCTCGCGGAGGAGATGGGCGCCGAGACCAAGGCCGTCTTCCCCGAGCGGGAGCTCCGCGACCCCGGCGAGGTCCGGGCCGACTGGTGGAGCAGGGACGTGTCGGAGGCCCGTTGGTGAGCGCCACCGATATCTACTACCCCGCTCTGCCTCAGGGGTACGTGACGGGCCACAGCGAGTCCACGTCGTACCTCTACAAGGTGGAGCTGAACCCGGGCGAGTGCGACTGCGAATCGGCGATCTGCCGGTACGGTCTCGTGCTCGCCCGGGAGGGCGACTACGCGCTGGTCTCTCCGAGTCTCGGACGGGTCGTCATCTACAAGCCCGCTGACGTGCCCGTCGATCTCGTGCCGACGTGGTGGGGATGCTGGATGCTCGTCAGCGATCTGGAGAAGCCCCTTGGTCTGCGGCTGGCCAAGGCGCCCTTCAGGCTCAATCCCGGCCTCGATCTGGTCGACAACGCGCGGGCGGCCCACCAGAGCCGTCAGCGGTTCGACATGCCCACCCAGCCGGCCACCCATATCTGCAAGCGACTCGCGCTCATCTGAGAAAGGAACACTACAATGCGATCCATCATCAAGAACACCAAGACCGTCCAGTTCAACTGGGTTCCCGGTCTCGCCATCGAGGACATGGCGGCTGACCTCGTGTCGCTGCTGAACGACGGCACCATCGCCCAGTGGAGCGTCGACACCGACAACCAGGGCTACCGTATTGACATCCTCATGCCCGACGGCATGGTGTTCGAGCTCCGCCGTGGCGACAGCCTGCGCTTCGAGTCCGGCGGGCCCACTAAGAGTCGTGAGGCCGCCGACATGCCCCTCAAGGGGCACCGCATCCTCGAGGAGAAGAAGTTGTTCGACAAGTGCCCGGGGCACCTCTACAACACCCGGAACATGAGCGACCTCATCGCCCTGACCTCGTGCTACGACGCGAAGGTGGTGATCAGGGACGGCAAGATCCTCGTCAACGGGAAGACGGTCGACCCCGGAAAGTGGATCCTCGCTACCCGAAAGGTCGTCCGCCCCGTAGAGAGATGGGAGACGGACGAGACCCTCTGCATCCTGTTCGACGCCGACGAGATCTCGGACGAGGTGTGATCAACATGCGTGAGATCGGCACGATCGGCCTCTGCGTCCACGTCCGGTGGCCCGAGGCTCTGAACTTCAACGAGGTCCTGGAGCGCCTGATCAATGAGGCGCCCAAGCTCCTCCAGGGATGCCCCGTCTGGTGGGAGACGAGCTGGAACTCTACTCCGGGGGAGGACGGCGAGCACTGGATCCTGATGTTCCGAGGAGAGGACGGCGAGCCCGTGGTTCTCGAACGGGGCAAGGGGGTCATGATCCAGTTCGGGCACGCCTCGACCATCAAGAGGATCGACTGGCGAGGCGACGGTGTCCTCCTCGTCGGAGAGGTGTACCGCGCCATCGGATGGGCGTACGACATCACGCGAGCCGAGGGCCTGTACGACTCCGGGCATCCCTCGATGTCGGAACTGCGGGAGAAGTACCTCCCGATCTACGACAAGATCACCAACAACTAAGCGCAGGAGAAAGGAACACATCATGCGCATCGTCCTTAAGAAGCACACCGGAGTCGTCGTCCACTGGGGCAAGGACGACTCCCTCGGAGACGTCTGCAACGCCCTGGAGAGCCTCATGGACAAGGGGCACTTGGACTCGTTCAAGGTCCGTAAGGGAGTCAAGTGGCCGTACACGACTGAGACCCAGATCCGGCTGAGCACCATGGGCGGCACTGCGGGGGTGCTCGACCAGCACCGCCAGATCCTGATCGACGGCGACTTCGTACAGACCGACTGGGAGATCCCCGACATGATCACGCACGAGTGCGGCGCCCCTCTCATCAACTGGAAGGGGGAGTGCAAGACCGTCGTCGCCCGGACGTACAACTCGAGGGACCTCTCTCAGCTGAAGGCCCTGTCGAGGGACTGGGGGGACCGTATCGAACTCGACTTCCGTGACGGTCGGGTCTGCCTCGACGGTGTCTCCCTGCTCGGCGAGGACATCGTCGTGATCGGCGAGAAGGAGCCCTGCACGGCTCGAGTTGAGATCATGCCCAAGCGGCTCGACGACGAGGCCCTCGCCGAGAAGTTCGGGGGCGACCGCGTGGAGATCGTCAACCGCGGCCACTGGGAGGCGTGATCACTGACATGTGGAGCATCGTCAAGAACGTCAAGACCCTTGAGCTCGTCTGGCCCAGCTGGGCAGCGGCCGCCTCCATCTACCATGTCCTGAGCCGACTCGACGAGGGACTGGTCCAGTACTGGGAGCCCTACTGGGACGACACGGAGGACGATCTCGGCATCCGGTTCGCCTCGGAGAGTGAGGACGCCATCGAGATCCTGCCCGGGTGGGTGGCCCTGTTCGAGAACGGCCTCGCTGTCGGCAAACGGCGGACGACCGCCAGGGAGTTCGACCCGACCGCGACGATCGACGAGTACGAGCTCACTCTGGCCCGCGTCTACGACGTCGGGAGCCTTGCCGACCTGAAGACCCTGTCTGAGAACGGACACCGTGTCGCGTTCGTGGACGGGCGGGTTCTCGTCGGCGACGACGGTATTGAGTTCGCGGGATGCTGGGTGGTTGAGAACATCGCGACCCAGCGTCTGCACGCGGAGCACGGAGCCGTCAGTCTCGAGGAGATCGCCAGAGACTACGGCGGCGAGCTGTTGTCCGACAACGGGGTCTGACGCCCCGGCTCTACTCCCATTCACAGGGGGTAGAGTTTTCGCCCCAGTAGTCACAGGAACATCAATTTTTACAGGGGGTATAGTGAGAACAACAACTAGAAAGGACCCCTCTCATGAACATCTACGTTAGCACCGCCCTGCGTGAGACCTTCGCCGCTCTCGACACCCTCCTTACCCAGAAGGAGCGCGCCGAGCTCGAACTGAAGGTGACTTCCCGCTGGAACCCGATGCGTCGACTCGAACTGAAGGACACCATTAGCCAACTCGAGACCCAGATCCGTGTCATCAACGAGTCTATGGCCGCCACGCCCACTTGGGCCTGGTGAGCCATTAACTCGCTGATCCGCACGGATCGGCGTCTTCGGCTTTTGTATAGCGTAGAGTTTTCACACGGCGTATAGTGAGAACACCTACCACGAAAGGAACCATCCATCATGGATCTCTCCATGCATATCGACTACCTCCTCCCGCGCTTGTCCCGCAGGGCGATCAGGAAGGCCGCCTACGAATCGTGGGGCCGACCCAGCTGTCTCCGCAACCGTTTCGTGGTTCGCCTCATCGAGATCTTCCTCTCGGCCGCAATGCCGAAGCCTAAGATCTCGTTGGTGCGAACCGAGGACGGAAGCGAGGCCGAAGGGTACCCCGTGATCTACCACGGCGAGCACCTCCTGATCATGCCTATGTCTGGGATCAGGTGCGTCCGGACGTATGTCTTGTGCGGCGCCATGAAGGGTCTCTTGAAGAGGTGACCCTCAGCTCCAACTCTTAACACGGGTTGGAGTTTTCACAGGTCCTGTAGTGAGAACTACTAGAAAGGAACTCACCATGCACATCACGACGCTCGAAGAGGCCATCGACTACTTCGTCGCCGAGTTCGACATCGACCACATCCATACCGGTATCCATCGTGCGCTTGAAGCCCGAACCGAATCCCCGTACGAACACCTGCTCGACGCCGAGGAGAGCATGCTCGCCATGCTCGTCCCCGACGTTCCAGAGCCGGAGCTGATCGCCCCCGGGGCGAGAGGTTATTGGGTCACGCACCACGGACACTTCATCGGCGTGCCGTACAACGAGGCGACGTGGCCGAGGATCTACATCTTCTACTGCTGCGTCTACACCGTCATGGAGAACAACACTTCCGAGTGAAGTCTCGTCTCCGGTCCATCACATGGATTGGAGTTTTTCGGCCTCGGTATGTTCGCTCTGAGCGTAAAAAGCCTGGCCCAGTTTGTAACGCAAACCTGGGCCAGAGGTGGGCCAGTGGCCCAGTTTTCTGGCCCATTACGTAATACGAAAATCAGCCTTGGCCCAGTTTCTGGCCCAGCTGGCCCAGTTTGGCCCAGTTTTGGCCCAGTTTTGCTCAAAAGTGGGCCAGGACTTTTCGTTGGAATGACGCGGAAAAGTCGGGGCTGGCCCAGAATGGCCAAAAACTGGGCCACAAGCTGGGCCAGGACTTTTCGTTGGAATGACGCGGAAAAGTCCAGGTCGTGGCCCAGTTTTGACGAACTTCCCATTATCGTATGAAGAGTTTTAGTACTTATATAGTAGAATAGGGAAAACTGGGCCAAACTGGGCCAAACTGGCCCAGAGGTGGGCCAGGCCGCGTAATACGAAACCCCAGCCTCTTCTTCCACAAGACCACGCGCACGCCCCACCCCGCTCGCACGCCACGTACGAATCGCACGCCCCATAGTGAGGAACTACTACGAAAGGACACCTCATGACACCCGCCATCATCTCCCGGCTCGTCGGAACCTTCTGGTGTCACTTCATCGAGGGCGTCGCTGTCGCCTCCGCCCAGGAGGCCGTCCAGCGCAAGCCCAAGACGTACATCCAGAAAGAACTCGACGAGCTGAACAAGCGACTGGTCATCGTCCGCGTCCCCAAGACCAAGTAACCCTCGACCCTCTACTCCCACAAGGAGTAGAGTTTTCACAAGGCCCGTAGTGAGGAACACTCAACCGAAAGGAATCGCCATGTGCTTCACCCCCTTCGACCTGATCGTCGTCCACCTCCTCGGCCTGTTCATCGGCCTCTACGTCTCCCCCCGGCTCATGCCGGGCTGGGGCAAGGAGTCCGCGACCAGCCCGATCGAGAAGGACATCGACCAGGCGATCGCCATCGCCAATGACCGATCCAACACCAAGTAACCCTCGACCCCTATCCTACACGGGATAGGGTTTTCACACGCCCCATAGTGAGGAACACTCACCACCTGAAAGGAACCACCATGGATCTCATTGCCGTCGCTGCTGCGACCCTCTGGACGATTTACATGACCGACAAGGCTGCTCGCTCCGCCGGTGACGCGGCGGCCTACACCGAGGCCACGATCGGTATCGACCACGGGATCGAAGAGCTCGAGCGCAATCTCGAGACCAAGATCCGCCAGCAGACCGAGTAACCCTCAACACTCTACCCCTTCGCAAGGGATAGAGTTTTCACTAACCGCTGCCTTTACTACTGCGCCTCAGCAGTTAAAACACACGGCCCATAGTGAAGACCATGTTGTCTTGACGACCCATCACAGGCCGTCAGGCCTCTACGGGCTTCAGGTCATGGAAAGGAGCAGTATATGACCACCCCGCCGCTCGAGCGCGACTTCCAGCGCCGACTCGTCTCCCGACTCCGGGACGAGCTGGGAGCCATCGTGCTCAAGAACGACTCCGCCCACCATCAGGGCATTCCCGACCTCACCGTCCTCCTCCCAGGAGGCAAGGTCGCCCTCCTCGAGGTGAAGCGCACCGAACCCGCGCCCTCGGACTACCAGCCCAACCAGGAATGGTATCTCGAGAGGCTCCGCGGTATGGAGCACTACACCGCCACGATCCACCCCGGCAATGTGGAGGAGATCCTGGATGCGCTTCGCTGACCATCCGCGCCTCCAGGGCGAGCACGCCTTTCTCGGCGCTTCGAGGTATCATTGGATCAACTACTCGGATGAGCGCCTCGCCGCCTCATACAGGACGGCCCAGGCCGCCGCTCTCGGTACGAGGCTCCACGCCCTCGCCGCCGAGCACATCCGACTGGGTATGCGCATGCCCAGGAACCGCGCCACGTTCAACATGTACGTGAACGATGCGATCGGCTTCAGGATGACTCCCGAACAGGTCCTGTTCTACAGTGTGAACGCCTTCGGGACGGCGGACGCCATCTCATTCGAGGAGAAGCAGAAGCGTCTGCGCATCCACGACCTCAAGACGGGCACCACTCCCGCTTCTATGGCCCAGCTCCGCGTCTATGCGGCCCTGTTCTGCCTCGAGTACGGCATGAGCCCGTTCGAGCTGGACATGGACCTCCGCATCTACCAGAACGACGACATCCTCACCGAGGAGACCGAGCCGGAGGAGATCGCCCGCATCATGGGCGCTATCCGGCACTTCGACAAGATCATCGAGGAGCTCAAGGAGGGCCAGTGATCATCATCGACGAGAACGGCGACCTCCACGTCGAGCACGCCGGCACCCCGCACGAAGGATCCGTCCCCCACTCGGGACGCTACAAGTGGGGATCCGGCGAGAACCCGTATCAGAGTTCCACCACCTTCCTCGCCGAGGTCGACCGCCTCATGAAGAAGGAGGGGATGAGTGAGGTCGAGGCCGCCAAGGCCCTCGGAATGAACACCGCTCAGCTCCGGGCCCGCAAGACCGCGGCCAAGAGCGCCAAGCGGGAAGGGGATATCGCCATCGCCCGCCAGATGCGGGAGAAGGGCTCCTCGTACGGCGCCATCGCCGAAAGACTCGGCGTTTCGGCCGCCACCGCCAAGAAGCTCGCAGAAGGCGGCATCCTCACCAAGACGACGAAGGCCCAGGAGGCCAAAGCCGTCCTCGAGGCCGCCGTCGCCCAGGACAAGTTCATCGACTACGGCCTGGGCACCGAGATCGCCCTCGGCGTGTCCACGACCCAGCTCAAGACCGCCGTCCAGATGCTCAAGGACGAGGGGTACGAGTCGTACACCCTCCGTGTCAAGCAGCTGGGGCGCAAGGAGCAGTTCACCGAACTCAAGGTGCTCTGCCCGCCCGGAACCACGTTCAAAGAGGCCATCGCCAACAAGGCGAACGTCAGGGCCCCCAGAGTCACCATCGACGAGTCGGGTCACGTCATCGGCGCCCTTCAGAAGCCAGTGTCCGTCTCCTCCAAGCGCCTCAAGGTGCGCTACGCCGAGGATGGCGGCACCGATATGGACGGCGTTATCGAACTCCGCCGGAAAGTACCCGGCCTCGAGATCGCCAACGGCCGTTACGCCCAGGTGCGCATCCTCGTCGATGGCTCTCACTACCTCAAGGGCATGGCGGTGTACTCCGACAACATGCCGGAGGGCGTGGACATCCGCTTCAACACGAACAAGAAGCGCGGAACCCCCGTCCTCGGCCCTAAGGACCACACCGTTCTCAAACCCATCGACAAGAACGACCCCACGAACCCGTTCGGGTCGACTATCACCCAGAAGCGCTACATCGACCCCAAGACCGGTCGTAAGCGCCTCTCCGCCCTCAACTACGTGCACGAGGAGGGCGACTGGGACGACTGGTCCCGCGCTCTGGCCTCCCAGTACCTCGGCAAGCAGCGCCTTTCCGAGGCCAAGAAGCAGCTCGCCGTCACGCAGAAGCGGATGCAGCGGGAGTACGAGGCCATCATGGCCATCACCAACCCTGTGGTGCGCCGCAAGCTCCTCCTGGCATTCGCGGACTCCTGCGACGGCAAGTCGGTCGACCTCAAGGCCGCGGCTTACCCGAGACAGGCCTCTCAGGTGATTCTGCCCGTTCCGAGCATGAACCCGAAAGAGGTCTACGCGCCCAACTACCGTCACGGCGAGACGGTGGCTCTCGTCCGGTTCCCGCACGCCGGGCCGTTCGAGATCCCGGTCCTCACCGTGAACAACAAGCACATGGGTGCGCAGCGCCGTGTGGGCAAAAACGCCCGAGACGCCATCGGGATCCACCCTTCAGTCGCCGAGCGACTCTCAGGGGCGGACTTCGACGGGGACTCTGTTCTGGTGATCCCCAACAACGACGGCAAGGTCAAGTCGTCTCCGCCGCTGAAGGGTCTCGAGGGATTCGACCCGAAGAGGGCGTACCCTTACCGACCCGGTATGAAGGTGATGACGAAGAAGTACACCCAGAAACAGATGGGTGTCGTCTCCAACCTCATCACCGACATGCAGCTCAGGGGCGCCACGCCGACAGAAGTCGCCCGCGCCGTCAGGCACTCCATGGTCGTGATCGACGCGGCCAAGCACCGTCTCGACTACAAGCAGTCCGAGAAGGACAACGGCATCGCCCAGCTGAAGAAGAAGTACCAGCCCAAGGGCGGCGCTTCTACTCTGCTCAGCCGTTCGAAGAGCCCCGTGTACATCGAACAGGAACGACCCCGTCGCGCCTCAGAAGGCGGACCTATCGACCCGAGGACCGGGCGCAAGGTCATGGTTCCGACGGGGGCGTTCAAGTACAAGAAGTACAAGGACCCCAAGACCGGCGAGTGGGTCGTCACTGACGAGAAGGTCATGGAGATGCAGACCGTCCCCAAGATGAGTCGTGTCTCCAACGCACATCGTCTGTCGTCGGGCACCCCTATGGAGTCGGCCTATGCGGATCACGCCAACGCCATGAAGGCCCTGGGCAACCAGGCGAGGAAGTCCTCCCTGCGTGTTGGAAAGACACCGTACTCCCCGACAGCGGCCAAGCAGTACAGCCCCGAGGTCGAAAGCCTCAGGGCCAAACTGAAGCGGGCCTATGCCGGCAAGCCCCTTGAGCGTCAGGCTCAGGTTGTGGCTAATGCGAAGTTGCGTCTCGCCATGCAGGATGACCCCGACCTCCGGGACGATTTGGACCGCCGGGCCAAACTGGAGAGACGCCTCATCCAGGACGCTCGTCTCAGAGTTGGTGCTGACCACTATCGTGTCACGTTCACCGGCAAGGAATGGGAAGCCGTCCAGCACGGCGCTATTACGGAGAACTTCTTGAGCGAACTCATTGCGAATGCTGATGCTGATCACGTTCGTGAGATGGCTTCACCACGAGCCAAGACCATTCTGTCTTCGTCTCAGCAGAGCAAGATCAGACAGCTCAGGAGACTCAACTACACCAATGCCGACATCGCTGATGTGCTGGGCGTCTCCGCATCCACCGTCCGCAACTACATGGCTGAGGAGGGCTTGTGATGGGTGTCTACATCACCACATTCGACAATCCCTACGATCCTGCTGATGAGTTCGACGATTGGTTCAGATTCGACAGCATTCATGGTTATGGAACGAACGAGTTCTTAGCCCGACTCACCAACTTCGGTGATGAGTCTTCTGAGAGTTCTCAAGACGAAGACATCGAAGCTGCGATTGATACGATTCTCGAGCTCGACGGCTCAGGATTCTACAAGAAACTGGTTCGAGAGGACTAGTCACCGGGCTGGCGATGGCTCGACACTAGGGGGGAGGTCCGGCGAAAAACCCACCCCCTAGTGCATCGCCGCCCCCTAAAAAATATCCCCGAAGGGATTTTCGAGGAGTCCGCGGTCGTTCCGGCGTGCGCGCGTCTTTCGTTCCTTTCACGCGCTCCTGGTCAGTATGCCGGAGCGGCCGCAGGCTCCTCGAAACCCCTACAGAAAGGAAGGAATCATGGGCGCAAGTCGCCGTAAGCCGTCCATGACGCCTCCCGTCTCGGACGAAGCCCTGGAGAAGAAGCTCGTATCTCTGGCGATGCAACGCGCTCAGGAGCTTCTGGAGACGTCCGACCCCCCTCCTAGCGTGGTCGTGCACTTCCTCAAGCTCGGTTCGGAGCGTGCGAAGCTCGAGAACGCCAAGCTCGAGGCCGAAGGGCGCATGCTGGCGGCCAAGGAGAAGGCCCTCGAGGCCCAGGCCCGTACGGACCAGCTCTTCGAGGACGCTCTGCACGCCTTCGCCACCTATCGCAGCACGGCACGGGGTCCTGATGAGTAAGCATCGTACATACAGCGATCTTATTCGCCTGGACACCTACGAGGAGCGTTACAACTACCTGAAACTCCTCGGAACGCCGGGCCGCGAGACGTTCGGCTTCGCCAGACGAATCAACCAGGCGTTCTACCAGTCCAAGGAGTGGCGGAAGGCCCGTCTGAGGGTCATAGCGCGCGATGGCGGCTACGACATGGGCGTGGAGGGATATCCTACCGGCCCGGCCCCGATCGTGCATCATATGAACCCGCTCATCGAGGACGACATCGTCTCGGGCGACCCCGCGATCTTCGATCCGGAGTTCCTGATCTGCGTGTCCCACAACACCCATAACGCGATCCACTACGGGTCGTTCGATCTTCTCCCGCAGCCGGTCGTGGACCGCGCACCGGGAGACACCGCTCCCTGGAGGCAGAAGTGAGCTCCATACTCAAGGACGTCAAGCAAACACTCGGCGTCGACCGCGACGACCGGTCCTTCGATGTGGACATCTGTCTCCATATCAACTCCGCCCTGTCCGAGATCCGTCAGATCGGTCTTCCGATCGAGCCCCGATGCACGGACGACACGTTGGAGTGGGAGATGCTGTACGTGGGCACCAATCTGGACATGGTCCGGGAGATCGTCGTCCTGCACTGCAAGCTGGCATTCGACCCGGCGTCATATTCCTTCGTCAACGCCGCCTATGAGAAGCTTCTCGAGGAGAGCAAGACGAGACTCGCGTACGAACTGGAGGTGTCATGACCGACACACTGGCCCATTACGGCGTCAAGGGCATGCATTGGGGCGTCAGGCGCGAAGGTACTCGCGGATCCACTCCGCCTTCTGCTCGCGCGCCCAAGTCCCAGAGCCTCCTTCCCGGCAAGAAGAAGGCCAAGGCCGCTGATCACGAAGAGGAGGACTCGCCCAAGCGCCCCATGACCGAGGCCGAGCTCCGATCCGCCATCAACCGCATCAAGCTCGAGCGGGAGTACGCCAATCTCATGGCTCCTCCCCCCAAGGAGAAGTCGGAGATGCGTAAGATCGCCGAAGCCGTTGTCAAGGACTCGGTCAAGGCCGCCGGGACCAAGGTTCTCACCGGCGCGCTGACCAACGTCATGACGAACGTGCTTCCTCCCGGTCTTCGCGAGGCTCCGAAGAAGTCCAAGACCGATGAGGTGGCTGAGAAGGTCCTCAAGGGCCTTAAGGGCGACCAGAAGAAGGGCAAGGGCGATGACGCTCCTCCGCCCAAGGAGAAGCCAAAGCCCGGTCCGAAGCACCCTTCGCCCGGAGGTGAGCCGACACCGGCGCCTTCCGGCAGTGGAGGAGGCCGCCCTTTCCCTCCGCCTCCCAATAACGGGAGCTCAGGCCGTGGAGGAGGGCGCGAAAGCGGCGGAAATCCGTTCCGCCGACGCAAGAAGACCTCCGGTTCTTCGCAACCTCCTCCGGTTCGGGTCCCGGATGCTACGGTGAGACCTAAGCCGACAACGCCTGAATCCCATGCCCTCCCGTCTCCGGGAAGCGCGTCGCAGGGCCGCCCAGGGCATTCCGGTTCGGGTCGCTCTTACGACAACGACGCCTCGAACGCCGATCGCAGGGGAGGGAGCGCCGAGCAGGGGCGTCCCGGGTCCACCGGTAAGCGCAAGAAGCGCCGGTTCGGGTTCGGTCACGAGGATCTGGACGGCATTGTCGTCGATATTCTGGGAGATATCGACTGATGCTCTCCAACACGGCCGTGCCGCGCTACTACGCCGAGTTCCGGAGCAAGGTCCTCCGCGGGGAGATACCGGTATGCCGTGAGATCTCGATGGAGATGAACCGCATCGACGCCCTCATCGCCGACCGGAACGTCTGGTACGATGACGAGGCCGTCGAGGGCTGGATCAAGTACTGCGAGGCCGAGCTCACACTCACCGACGGAGACCCGCTCGTCCTACTCGACTCGTTCAAGCTGTGGGGCGAGCAGGTCTTCGGCTGGTACTACTACACCACGCGCTCGGTCTACGTCAAGGACGGCGACGGCCCGCAGGGGCACTTCGAGCAGCGTCGTGTCAAGAAGAGGCTCGTCGACAAGCAGTACCTGATCGTGGCTCGCGGCGCCGCCAAGAGCATGTACGCGAGCACGATCCAGAACTACTTCCTCAATGTCGACACCTCGACCACGCACCAGATCACGACAGCCCCGACGATGAAGCTCGCGGAGGAGGTCATGAGCCCGATCGCCACTGCGATCACCCGATCTCGAGGCCCGTTCTACAAGTTCCTCACGGCGGGGTCCGTCATGGCGACTTCAGCGAAGATGGGGAACCGGAAGCTCCTGGCCAGCACCAAGAAGGGCATCCAGAACTTCCTGACGAACAGCCTCCTCGAGATCCGACCCATGACGATCGACAAGTTGCAGTCCCTTCGACCCAAGGTCTGCACCGTGGACGAGTGGCTCTCGGGCGACACGAGGGAGGACGTCATCGAGGCGCTGGAGCAGGGCGCGTCCAAGGTCGACGGATGGCTCATCGTGGCCACCTCGTCCGAGGGCACCGTCCGCAACAGCGTCGGTGACACCAAGAAGATGGAGCTCATGCGGATCCTCCGCGGGGAGGAGATGGATCCGCACACGTCCATATTCTACTACCGTCTTGACGACATCGCCGAGGTCGCCGACCCCGCGATGTGGATCAAGGCCAACCCCAATCTGGGCACTATCGCCTCCTACGAGACGTACGAGAGGGCTGTCGCGCGCGCCGAGGCCAATCCGGCCCTGCGCAACGACATTCTCGCGAAGCGGTTCGGTATCCCCATGGAGGGTTACACCTATTATTTCACGTACGAGGAGACCCTTACGCACCCGCGCAAGGAGTACTGGCGGATGCAGTGCGCGATGGGCATCGACCTGTCGCAGGGGGACGACTTCTGCGCATTCTCGTTCATGTTCCCGCTCTCGGGCGAGAAGTTCGGCGTGAAGACCCACTGCTACATCTCCTCGAGGACTTTATCGCTCCTCCCGGCCGCCATGCGGCTCAAGTACGATACGTTCATCGAGGAGGGGGCGCTACAGGTCCTCGAGGGGTCCGTCCTGGACATGATGGACGTCTACGACGATATTTGGCGCTTCATCGAGGAGAACGAGTACGACGTCGTCGCGCTCGGGTACGATCCGTACAACGCCAAGGACTTCATCAAGCGGTGGGAGACCGAGAACGGCCCCTACGGCATCGAGAAGGTCATCCAGGGCGCCCGTACGGAGTCCGTGCCTCTTGGAGAGTTGAAGATATTCGCGTCCGACCGGCGTCTCCTGTTCGACCAGGACCTGTTCGGCTGGGCGATGGGCAACTGTATCACTCTCGAGGACACGAACGGCAACCGCAAGCTCCTCAAGAAGCGGCGGGACCAGAAGATCGACGCCGTGGCGGCGCTCATGGACGCCTACGTGGCGTACAAGGCCCACCGCGAGCTATTCGAGTAAGGAGGCTCATGGCCATCTCAGACCGTATCAAGCGGGCCTGGTCAGCCTTCCGCCTCGAGGGCCGCTCGCCCGCCGATCTCGGTGGATCCGCGACGTCCGGGCGGACATCGTACATATTCCCGTCGGGTGTCTCCAAGGACGGCATCGTCGCGAAGTTGTACAACCAGATCGCCCTCGACGTCGCCGGCGTATCGTTCAAGCACGTCTATGTCAACGAATCGGGGTCCTACGTCAGCGACAAGGACTCCAGACTGGCCGAGAGGCTATCGCTGTACGCGAACATCGACCAGACATGGGAGCGCCTCGTTCAGGAGCTCGTGTGGACGATGTTCGAGCAAGGCGCAGCGGCTCTCGTCGCGGTCGACACCTCGGCCGACCCTCTGACCACCGATTCGTACGACATCGACTCCCTGCGGGTCGGAAGAGTCACCCAGTGGTACCCTCGATACGTTGAGGTCGATGTGTACGACGATCGAGAGGGGCGCAGACGTCGCGTGATCCTCCCCAAGGAGGTCGTCGCGATCGTGAACAACCCCCTTTACGAGGTGATGAACAAGCCCAACTCGGACCTTCAGCGCCTCATCAACAAGTTGTCCATTCTCGACGCCATCGATAAGCAGTCGGGGTCGGGCAAGCTCGACGTACTGATCCAGTTGCCGTATGTGGTCAACTCCGAGCTGCGATCCAAGCGAGCCCGGGCCCGTCAGATCGAGCTCGAGCAGCAGATGGACAACAGCAAGTACGGGTTCGCGTTCCTCGATCCGGGTGGACAGGTCATTCAGCTGAACCGTGCCTCGACGAACAACCTGATGGACCAGGTAACCTGGCTCACCAATCAGGTGTACTCGTCGCTCGGTGTTGGCGAGGAGGTCTTCAACGGCAAGGCCACCGAGCTTCAGATGCTGACCTACTACAACCGGACCGTCAATCCGATTCTGGACGAGATCGTGAAGGCCATGACAGGAACGTTCCTCGGAAGGACGGCGCGTTCGCAGGGGCAGCGCGTCGCCTGGTTCAGGGATCCGTTCAGGCTCGTCCCCATGGGGCAGCTCGGCGATCTCGCCCAGGCGCTCACCTCCGCCGAGATCATGTCCTCCAATGAGGTGCGCGACAAGATCGGTCTCATCATGTCCAACGACCCGCGCGCTGACGAGCTCGTGAACGCCAACATCAACAACCAGTCGTCGTCCGACCGACCCTCCGTGGCGAGGCCGTACGCCGACCCGAGAGAGGAGTCATAATGGGAGGTAAGCGCAAGCCAGACGCCTCCGGGTGGGCGACCAAGTACGGTGTCGTCTGCTCGGACGGTCTTACGCTGGCGCCCGGTACCTTCGCCGGGAACGACGGCGGTAAGGTACCGGTCGTCTACCAGCACAACCACGATTCGATCCACAACGTCCTCGGCCACGCGCTGATCAGGGATCGCCCGGAGGGTGTCCGCGCGGACATCTACTTCGACGAGACCCCGGAGGGCGCTTCCGCCAGGACTCAAGTGCGATCAGGAACCCTCAACAGCCTCTCCGTGTTCGCACGGAAGGTGCAGAAGGACGGACGGACAGTCGTTCACGCAGACCTGGCAGAGGTGTCGCTCGTTCTCAAGGGCGCCAATCCCGAGGCCGTCATCGACGAGTTCTACCTACAGCACGCCGACGGTGAGCTCGAGGACACCGAGTCGTTCACGGCCGCCTTCGGCGAGACCCTGTCACACGCCGACGGCGACGGGGACAGCGGTGAAGACGACGGTAAGGATTCCGACAAGGACACTCCCACCGTCGCCGAGATCTACTCGGACATGAGCGACCTCCAGAAGGAGGCCGTCACCGAGATCGTCCGAGCCGCGCTCGAGAAGGCCGGAGACGGCGACAACGACAACGATAAGGAGGGAGACGTGGCTCACAACGTCTTCGAAGGGGGCACCGACCTCAAGGCCGACATCGACCTCGACGGCGCCCGGGCGGCCATCGCTCATGACATGCAGCTGATGGGGTCGTTCAAGGCCGCCTATCTGGCTCACGCCGAGACCTACGGCCTGTCCAACCCGGAGATGCTCTTCCCGGAGGCTCAGACCACCGGCGAGATCACGGAGCTGCGGCGCGACCAGAGCTGGGTCACTACGCTCCTCAACGGGACCACCAAGCTGCCTTATGGCCGTTTCCGCTCCCGTTACGCCAACCTCACCGGCGAGGAGCTCCGGGCCAGGGGGTATGTCACCGGTTCGCGCAAGCTGGACACCGTCTACGCGACCAACCGCCGTGAGACCGGCCCCACCACCATCTACGTCAAGACCTCGCTGGACCGCGACACCGAGATCGACCTCGCCAACGTCCAGAACTTCGATGTCTGGCAGTGGATGTGGAAGCAGCTCCGGATCGACATGAACGAGGAGCTCGCCAGGGCTATGCTTCTCGGCGACGGCCGTCCCGCCATGTCCCCCGACAAGATCGACGAGACCGCTGTTCGACCGATCGTCTCCGATGACGACTGGTACACCCGCAAGTACAAGCTCTCCGACGCCAGCCTCAAGCTGAACGACTCCTCGGTCGTGAAGGAGATCTCGTACATCATGCAGGCGTACCTCGGCAAGGGCCTGCCGTACTTCTTCGGCTCCGCCCAGGCCATCGCCCGCATGCTCTGGATCGAGGACAAGCAGGGGCATCCGCTGTACGCCTCCAAGACCGAGCTCGCCGACAAGATGGGCATCGCGGGCTTCGTCTCCGTGCCGCTCCTCGCGAACGCGCAGGTCACTCTGGAGGGCGGTACTCGCCAGGTCTTCGGCGTTCTCGTCAACCCGAGCGACTACTGCGTGGGCAGCAACAACGGCGGTCAGCTGACCAGCTTCGAGAACTTCGATCTCGAGGTCAACAAGCGTCGTGCTCTTCTGGAGACCCGCATCTCGGGCGCTCTGCGCGACCCGGGCACCGCCATCCTTCTGACCGGCACTCCGGAGCCGCTGACCGGCGTCATGGTGCCCGACCCGAAGAAGGCCTCCGACCCGCAGCTGCCCATCCTGCGGTAACATGCGGTACATCGGCGAGATAGGGTTCGCCGAGACGCGCGAGACGTCCCCCGGCATCTGGCAGGAGGTCATCACTCCTCGACGATACCGGGGGACGGTCCGCACCGCGTCGCGCAGGTACAACGACGGGGATTACGTCAACGGGTCCCTCAAGACGAACGCGGTCATCTCCATCGTAGGCGACGACTACGCGTTCAAGTACCTGTTCGCGATTCGCTGGTGCATGTGGATGAATACGCTATGGACGGTCGCGTACGTCGACGTCAAGCGCCCCCGTATCGAGTTGACTCTCGGCGACCGCTACAATGTTCAAAATGGAGGGTGAATCGTGACTCCGGAGGAGAAGCGCCTCGAACTCCACGCCACACTCGTCCGGCTTCTCGGGAGCTCGAACGTGTATCACCAGCCCCCCGAGAATCTAGCGCTCCGCTTTCCGGCCATCATCTACGAGCGAGTGGACTACGACGTCGAGTACGCCGACGATCGTCCGTACCACTCCGTTCGACAGTGGCAGGTCTCGGTCGTGTCGCAGGAGCCTACCCATCCGGTCGTAGACAAGCTCATGGAGCTGCCCACGGCCAACTTCAAGACGAGGTACGTCGTTAGCGGCATGCAACACGACGTGGTCACGATCTACTACTAGGAGGTAGCAATGCCTGCACTGACTTGGAACGAGTCCGGAAAGCGTTACGGCGAGACCGGTACCAAGATGGGCGTCATCTACAGGAAGGACTCCGCGGGCAAGTACACCATCGCGGAGGCCTGGGGCGGTCTCACCGGCGTTTCCACCGAGCCCGAGGGCGGCGAGGCGAACGACAATTACGCCGATGACCAGAAGTATCTGACGCTGATGTCGGCAGAGAACTTCAAGGGCACCATCAAGGCCTTCGACTTCCCGCCGTCCTTCTCCGAGTGCGACGGCACCGCGTATCTGGACGACTCCCTCAAGGGCTCGTTCGTCACCGGCCAGGACCGTATTCCGTTCGGCTTCTCGTGGGTCACCACGATCGTCAACGATGACAAGGGCACCGCCTTCGGCCAGCGCGTTCACATCGCGTACGGCTGTCTGGCCAGCCCGTCCTCGCAGGAGAACAGCACCATCAACGACTCTCCGTCGCTGAAGGAGTTCTCCTGGTCGTTCACTGGTACCCCCGTCCCCGTGCCGGGCAAGAAGGCCTCTGCGTACCTGTACTTCGACTCCCGCTACGAGAAGCCGAAGGTCATGCAGAAGCTTCTCGAGATCCTGCACGGCAACGGCGCCACGAACGCGGCCCTGCCCACGCCCGCCGAGCTGATCACCCAGCTCAAGGCCGCGGCTCAGTAGAAAGGCTCCAGGGAATGCTCCAACTGCGAATACCCGCCGAAGAGGGATGGGACTCGGAGGCGGAGACCTTCATCGACTTGCCCGAGGTCACGCTGCGGCTGGAGCATTCCCTGGTCTCCCTGTCAAAATGGGAGTCGATCTGGCACAAACACTTCCTCGGTCGGGATGACCTCACTCCGGAGGAGATCCTGTCCTACATTCGGTGCATGTCCGAGGAACCCCTCACCGACGAGGTTCTCGTCCGTCTCCGCTCCGATGACTTCGACGCCATCACCAATTACATCAAGGAGCAGCGGACGGGCACTTCCATCACCGAGCGCAATCCGCGTCCGGGTTCGTCTCAGTACGTCACGTCAGAACTCATCTACGGCTGGATGGTGGGGTGCCAGATACCGCCCCAGCCAGCGGAGACATGGCATCTGAGCCGACTTCTCACACTCATAAGGGTCTGCCAGATACAGCAGGACCCCAAGCCCAGCAAGATGAACCAGAGCGATTGGATCGCGGAGCGCAATCGTTTGAACGCCCAGCGACGCGCCGCCAGGAGGAGCAATGGCTAAGATCAAGGGGAGTCTGGAAGCCGCCAACACGACTCTCATCCTGACACTACTGGCGGACACCAGCGCCAAACTCGCCGCCGAGCGATGGCGCATCCCCCCGCACGTCGAGGTCGATTTCGAGCTCCCGGACGGTTTTTACAACGTCGAATCCGTCGGCGGCCTGTTCGACATCGAACTGCGCAAGATCGTCGGCGAGATCGCGCCCGACAGTCTCGTAGGCGCCGGGTCCGGAGGCGGTGGAGGTGCTGCCGGACCGGGGTCCTTCCTCAAGCTGAGGGCCGGTGACCCCGTACCCGCCGGCACGCCTTCCGGAACGCTCATCGTCAGGGTGTCATGAGCGCCAAGATCCGCGGAATCGCCCACGGCAGCGCGGCGAATGCGCAGGGGACCAAGCTCACAGTGGCGTCGCGCCCTGGCGACACGGCAGTCCTCATCGCTTCCGCCCAGCTCACGGCCCCTGGGAATATCTACGGTCCGCCGGAGGGGTGGACGGGCGAGTCTCAGGCCCCGATCGCGCCGACCGCGAGGTCGGGCTACATCGCCTGGCGACGAGTTACCGACCCGTCCGACACGACCGATGTCCTGTGGTACAACCGAACAGCCATGTGGACATCCCGTCAGAACGGTGTCATGATCGTGTTCGAGGGCGAGTTGGAGATCAAGACCACCGCGTGGCAGGTGTCCGTCCCGGCCGTCGGCGAGGACACGTATCTGATCTCGCAGTCGCACGGACCCATGTCCAACGCCCTTATGGAATGGACCGGGTCCGGCGATATTCTGTACGACGGCAAGGACACCGTCTCCACAACGGCTTCCTGGTCGGCCTTGCGGGTTGGTCTGACGTCCTCTGCTCCCACTATGGGATCGGGACAGGCCCCCGCCGCCTGGTGCGCCTTCACCGCTAAGGTCGCCCTCGCGCCCACGCCCGGCTGCTCATGGTATCAGAACGGTAAAGAGGTCCCGGCGCGCGTCTCGGTATACGAGAACGGCACTGAGAAGGCCGCGTCCAAGGCCGGCGTCATGCCCGCAGGACCGTCGTCGGTTGCTGAGTTGTTCAAGATCCCGAACTTCGTAGTCGCCCACCGCGGAGGCTCGCAGGGTTGGGTCGAGAGCACCCAGCAGGCCTATACCGACTCCATGGCATACGGCGTTGACGCCCTCGAGATCTCATGCGCCCGAACCTCCGACGGAGTCTGGTTCGCCAACCACGACAACAATCTCAAGTCGCTCGGCGGTCCCGACAAGGACACGTCGACTATGACCTGGGCCGAGGTTCGCGACGCTATGGCTCATCTGCCGGACAAGATGCCGTGCCGCCTCGACTGGCTGCTTGAGACCTACGGCAAGAGTACCGTGATCGTCTTCGACCCGAAGAACAATCACCATCTTCGCTCCGAGTTCTTCGAGATCCTCGGCCCGTATAAGGGGCGGATCATCGTCAAGTTCTTCGGGGACAACACGACGCTGTTCGATGCGTCTCGCGAACGAGGGTTCGCGGCGTGGGGCTACGCCTACGAGTCGAGCAAGACATCTCCGTGGTGGAAATCGTTCGCCGCCGGTGAGCACCTCGACGTGCTGTCGGTCACGTGGAATGCGACCAAGGAGACCTACGACGAGCTGAAGAAGGCCGGAAAGCCCATCGTGTCGCACATCACAGGGTGGAGCAACCAGGTCGACCATGCGGCCGCGCTCGGCGCCACGGGAACCATAGCCTCCGGCGTCAAGAACATCAAGACCATCCAGGTATAGGAGGACCCATGGCAACCACAGTCAATTACGGGAACAAGTTCAAGGGCGACATCGTCGTTCGCCCGGCCATCGTCTCGAGGGAGGACCTGCTCAAGCCCGGCCGTGTTCTGAACAAGAAGACGCCGCAGATCCAGCTCGAGGCCGGCATCTACCTGTTCGAGTTCCTCGACACCAGCATTCCGCCCCAGGCGAAGACCATCAACGGAGCGGGCACGATCGGCGTCGAGACTGTCATCCCCTGAGTTCAAAATAGGAGGTATTCATGACCGATCCTGTTGACAGGCAGGAGACGACGCTCACCCCGTCCAAGAAGGACCCCTTCGAGGACAAGAGCGTCGATGTTCCTCAGACTCCGGAGGTGATCCTGTGAGCGGCGCTCAGGACGTCCTCTACCACGCCGCCAAGCGAATCGGCTATTACGCCCCTGATGACCCGGAGCCGGGCTCGGAGGCCGGCCGGTACTGGGCCCGTAAGACTGGGCAGGCGTGGCTCGCCGGTCCGTCCACCTCGATCTGGTGGTGCATGCTCTTCGTGAGCATGTGCTTCGACGAGGCGGGCCAGATCGACGCCATTGGCGGTTTCTCGTACAACACCGATGTCACCATCGCCCACATTCGTAACCACCCGGATGCGTACTTCGTGTCGGTGTACGACGCCGAGCCCGGCGATGTCGTCATCTTCGACTGGGACGAGAGCACTGCGGCCACTGACCATGTCGGTATCGTCGAGTTCAATCTCGGTGGCGGCGTCCTCCAGACGATCGAGGGCAACACCTCGTCCGGCGCCTACGGCTCTCAGTCCGCGGGCAATGGCGTCTGGCGGAGGCAGCGGTCCTACGGCATCGCCTACGTCATTCGCCCGGCCTGGGTCGAGAACGGGTCGTCCGCGCCGTCGGTCTCCAGGCCCTCCTGGTGGATCGACGAGGACGGCGTGTGGGGGGCTCAGACCGGCGCCCGTTTCCGCGAGGTGATGGGCTTCCCGTCGAACGCCACCTGGACCGAGACGTGCAAGCGGTTCCAGACGTTCCTCAACGGTGCTCTCGACGCCTACGAGATCAAGAAGCTCACGGGCGACTACAAGCTCGAGGTCGACGGCATCGACGGGGAGAACACCTGGAAGTGCTTCCAGCACTGGTGGAACATGTCCGACGTCCCGGGCGACGACTCGACTCTCGAGGTGGACGGTGTTCAGGGCGTTGACACGACCACGAAGGTTCAGAAGACGCTGAACCACTCGTGGGCGGGATCGGGCGGCCTGGCCAAGGCCTCCTGATCTCAAAATGGGAGGCATCACGCTCGAGGCGAGCGGCAACTACTCTCAGACCACGACCTGGCTGCAACGGATCGGCCGCATGTCGATCGAGCAGCAGCTGGCCAGGTACGGTTTGAAGGGAGTGAAAGCCCTCGCCTCGAGCACCCCCACCAGGACCGGGAAGACGGCCGCCTCCTGGTCCTACTCGGTCTCCCGCAACGGAGACACTTGGACTCTGTCGTGGAACAACGACAACATTCATCACGGCGTTCCCATCGCCATCGTCCTTCAGTACGGTCACGTGACCGGAACGGGCGGATGGGTGCAGGGCAGGGACTACATCAATCCCGCGATAAAGCCCATCATGGACGAGATCGCGGACGGCGTTTGGAGGACGGTGACCAATGGCTAAAGTCGAAGAGCGGGTGGTCTCGCTCAAGTTCAAGGCCGAGCAGTTCCTGAGCGGTATCAAGTCCTCTCTGGACGGACTTCGCCAGCTGGATGCCGGTCTGAACAAGAACATCGCGACGGACGGCCTGAGCCGGATCAGCCAGGCGGTCAAGAGCATCGACCTGGAGTCCCTCGGCGTCTCCGCCGAGAACGTCGGGACGAAGTTCAGCATCATGGCCAACGCCGCCTCGGTCGCCATCGGCAACCTGGCGTCGAACGTCATAGGGAAGGCCGCTTCGGCGGTCAAGAGCTTCACCCTCGACCCGATCATCGACGGGTTCAAGGAGTACGAGCTCCAGCTCAACTCCACTCAGACGATTCTGGCGAACACCGCCGCGAAGGGCGAGAATCTCCAGACCGTCACGGCCGCCCTTGACGAGCTGAACAAGTACGCCGACGACACGATCTACAACTTCAGTCAGATGACCGCCAACATCGGTCGCTTCACGGCGGCCGGCGTTGGACTGAAGGACTCGGTTGCGGCCATCAAGGGCATGTCGAACCTCGCCGCCGTAATGGGCGCCGACAGTCAGCAGGCCGCTCACGCCATGCAGCAGCTGTCTCAGGCGCTCGCCACCGGCACCGTTCGTCTTCAGGACTGGATGTCGATCGAGAACGCCTCCATGGGCGGCGAGGCCTTCCAGGAGGCTCTGAAACGCACGGCGGCCACCTACGGCACGAACGTCGACGCGCTGATCGAGAAGAACGGCTCCTTCCGCGAGTCCCTCAAAGAAGGCTGGCTCACGTCTCAGATCATGATCGAGACGCTGACTCAGCTCACGGGCGACCTCTCGGACGAGCAGCTCCGTTCACTCGGCTACACCGACGAGCAGATCGCCGATATTCAGCAGTACGCGGCGATGGCCAAGTCGGCGGCCACCGAGTACAAGACCTTCTCGCAGGTCGTCGGCGGCGTTCAGGAGGCGCTCGGCTCCGGCTGGGCGTCTTTCTGGCGCCAGATCGTCGGCGACCTCGATCAGGCCAAGGCTCTGTGGACCGCCGTCGGTAACGCCATCACCGGGCCGATCGACGGCTTCTTCAATGCGCTTTCGTCGGTCACGGCCGAGTTCGTGGAGCTCGGGGGCAGGACGTCGATCCTCAACACGATCGGCAACCTGTTCAACTTCATCGCGAAGCCGGTCCGCGCTTTCGTCGGCGGGTTCAAGGAGGCCTTCGCCGGCTCTCCCGCCAAGGCTCTTGCCACGGTCGCGCACTTCCTCGAGAAGATGACCGGCGCGTTCGTTCTCAGTGACTCCGCCGCCGAGAAGCTCCGCCAGACCTTCGCCGGTCTGTGGAGCATCGTCCACATCGCCACGATCCCGTTCGCTCAGCTGTTCAAGCTGGCGACCTGGGTCGGCGACAAGTTGCTCACGCTCGTGGGCATTACGTCCGGCGCGGCGAGTACCGGCTTCTTCTCGCTCACTGCGGCCATCATGAAGCCGTTCTCAGCTCTGAACAAGTTCCTGTCCGCGCTCGACCCCGTCGGCAAGGCCATCGACTTCCTCAACCCGAAGTTGAAGGTCGCGTCTGATTGGATCTCGGGGAAGTTCGGGAGCGCGTTCGAGACGGCCAAGACCAATGCTCTGAAGTTCAAGGACGCCGTCGGCGAACGGATCTCCGAGCGCCTCGATGCCATGTCGACCGGGGCTAAGAACTTCGGGCAGAGCGTTAAGAACTACTTCGGACCCAAGCTGTCCGAGGCGGGCGCCTCCCTCAAGGCCTTCCGCGACGCCATCGGCGAGAGCCTGTCGGCCAAGCTGGCGGACTTGCGGGAGAAGCTGCACGCGATCTCCACGATCTTCTCGGCGGTGTTCGGAAACCGTGACCTCGGCATCGCTCTGTCGCCGTTCGCCGAGAAGGTCAGAGACATCGCGGAGGCTCTGCATAGCGCCTACCTCAAACTGCGCGAGTTCGCCTCCGGAGTCAAGTCCGCATTCGGCGATAACATCACGGCGGGTCTTGAGAAGTTGAAGACGGGCGTTGATTCGCTCACCTCGAAGCTGACCGAGAAGCTGAAGTCGTTCAAGAAGCCCGAGATCGACACGAGCGGTCTTCAGGCGCAGGCGACTCAAGCGGCACAGGCCGTCACGGCCCCAGCGGCCCAGGCGGCGGAGACCGTCTCCGAACGCGCCAAGTCAAAATGGGAGGCGTTCACGGAGTGGGTCAAGACGAACGTCCTTCCGGTCTTCCAGTCCATCAAGGACAAGGTCGGCCCGGCCATCTCGGCCATCGGAAAGGCGCTCGCCGCCATCGGCAACGGCTTCAAGAACGCGTTCACCATCGACGAGAACGAACTCGGCCTCATGGGGATCATCCACTTCCTCGTGACGGGCGGCCTCGTCGTGGCTCTGAACAGGTTCGCCAAAGGCGTGAAGACCGCCGCCGACGCCATCGCCGAACCCCTCAAGGGAATGGATAAGGTGTTCGAATCCTTCAGCGGCGTTCTTGACTCTGCCGCGCAGAACATCAAGGCCAAGTCGCTTCTCACGATCGCGGCGGCCATCGCGATTCTGGCTGCGGCTTTCTGGGTTCTGTCGAACGTCGACACCAGCGGCTCGGTCAACGCCATGGTCGCCATGGGAGTCGTCGTCTCGCTCCTGCTTAAGGTCATGAAGGACCTGGACAAGATCGAGGCCGGCTCCGGAAAGATGGCGGCGGTCGGCGGCGCGCTCATGCTGGTCGCGGGCGGCATGCTCATCATGTCTTTGGCGGCGGCCAAACTCGCCGAGGTCGACCCGATCGGTCTCGTCCAGGCCACGATCGCCATGACCGTGCTCATGGAGACCCTTCAGGACATACTGAAGAGCATGGATGACCTCGACATGAACGCGGTCAGGACCGGACCGATACTCGCCACGGCCGTGGCTCTGTACATCGCCGCTTTCGCAGTGGCGAAGCTGGGCAAGATCCCGCTGATGGAACTGGTCAAGGGCACGCTGACGGCGAAGTACCTGTCCAAGTTCATGGGCGAGTCGATCGCACTGTCCAAGAGCCCCGGAACGGTCAAAACGGGAGCCATTCTCGCCACGGCAGTCGCGCTCTACGTGGCGGGGCGGTCCGTGTCGAAACTGGGCGAGCTTCCACTGGGTCAGGCCCTCCAGGGCGTGCTGATCCTAAAGGTGGTACTGACCGAGATCGGGAGCACCATGAAGGCCTCCGCCTCGATCACGCCCGGATCGGCCGGTCCCATCCTGGCGATGACGGTGATGATGCTCGCCATCTCGCACGTCCTCGAGTCGATCGGATCGCTCGGCTGGGGCGAGATCCTCAAGGCGGTTATCACCCTCGAACTCGTTCTGACCGAGCTCAATGTCGCCATGAAGGGCGCTATGAGCGGCACCGCAGGAGCGACGAACCTCCTGATCATCTCGGGTGCGTTGCTCGTCATGGCCCACGTCCTCAAGACACTTGGCGGCATGAACATCAAGGCTCTCGGCATCGCACTCATCGCCCTGGCGGCGGGTCTTGCTGTGGTCATTGGCGCCGGTTACCTCGCCGAGAAGGCGGCTCCGGGTCTTATGACGCTGGCGATCGCCTTCGCGGGTTTGGGGATCATCATCACGGCGTTCGGTCTCGTGCTGCTGGGGCTGACGAGTCTCTTGACAGTGGTCGCGGCAGTCGGCGCTCCGGCGTTCGCGATTCTGGCCGGGGGCATTCAGCTTCTGGCGTCCACTCTACCGGCCATCGGTAAGGGCGTCGCCATGATGTTCATCGAGATCCTGCGGACCATCACCGATAACAAGGACGTGATCGTCCAGGCCATCATCGCCATCGGACAGGCCCTGTGCGAAGCGGTGATCGCGCTGGCTCCTCCTCTGGGGCAGGCGATCATCGCCGTCGTCACGGAATTGTGTTCGACGATGGTCACGATCGCTCCGACGCTGATCGAGACGGCCATTACGATCCTGCTCGATGTCCTCAGGTCACTCAGGGACCATGCCTACGAGTTCGCGGTGCTCGCGATGGAGTTCATCTACAACTTCCTGAACGGCCTTGCGGAGAAGATCGGCGACGTGGTCGACGCGGCCATGAATCTCATCATCTCCTTCATCGAGGGTCTTTCAGAGGCCATCGACAAGTACGAACCGCGGCTCCGGCAGGCCATCGTCAAGCTCATCAAGGCCATTGTTCGATTCCTGGCCGGTCTCGGCAAGGAGGCGCTCAAAATCGGAGGTGACATGGTCAGGGGGCTCTGGAACGGCATCGTCTCGGCCAAGGACTGGATCGTCGGTAAGGTCAAGGGCTTCGTCGGCGGTATCGTCGACGGTGTCAAGGGCGTTCTGGGCATCGCTTCGCCCTCGAAGGTCATGGCCGGTATCGGCGGCTACATGGTCGAGGGCCTCGCACAGGGCCTCGACGAGAACGGGAACCGCGCCGTGGACGCGGCCAACAACATGGCCGCCAACACGGTCGACGCCTTCAACAAGGCCGTCAAGGACGGGGTTGACGACGAGCTCGGCTCGTTCAATCCCACTATTCGCCCGGTTCTGGACATGAGTGACATCAATCGCGATCTCTCGAATCTGCGCTCGATTCCCGTTCCCGCGCAGGTTCAGGGCGCATCCGAGGCCGCCATGTCCCGAACTCAACAGAACGCGGAGGCCGTCGCGGGCATGCGGCCGTCCATCACGTTCAATCAGACCAACAACTCGCCTGAAGCCCTGTCCGAGGCGGACATCGCGAGGAACACGAGGAGCCTTGTGGCCCGCCTCGAGTACATGTAGGAGGAATCATGATCCGAGCCATATATGTGGAGTCGGCGAACGGGACGGCTGCGACCCTGAGCCTCTCGGATCCATGGGGCATCGGCGTGGCGGTGCTCAAGATCGACGGGCTGGGCCCTATGAAGAGCGACATCTTCGTCACTAATTACGGGGCCCGGTCCGGCGGCTACTACAACGGATCCCGAGCCGGCACGAGGGACATCACATTCACCCTCAAGCCTCTCGGGATCGACATCGAACGGATCAGGCGGTGGCTGTACCGCCTCATGCCCGTTCAGGAGAGCGTGAAACTCGTCTTCATCACGGACCACGGCGAACTGGAGACCAATGGCTACGTCGAGTCCTTCGAGCCGGATATTTTCAACAAGTACTCCACTTACACCGTCAATGTCCGGTGCCCCGACCCGTTCTTCACCGAGACGGGTTCTCTGATCACGACGACAGAGGTCCTGTCCGACGCCGGTCCGCTTTTCGAGTTCCCGTTCTCCAACCCGACTTACGCTCCGGAGATCGAGTTCAGTCGGAAGTTGCCGAAGTGGAAGTACTACATCACTTACGACGGCCAGGTTCCCGTCGGCATGACGCTCAAGATCAAGCTGGCCGATCGCCCGGGCAACGAGGTGCGCATCGAGGGCGATCGCGGAACATATTTGTACGTACAGAACGTCGGAGATCTCATGCGCCCAAACGGGACGGTCACTGTCGTGTCCGAGGTCGGGCATCGGTCCGTCAAGTACAGCTCGCCGAATGGCGACAGCGTCGTCGACCTCGCCTGGACGACCTGGGAACAGGGCGACTGGCCGATTCTGTATCCTGGGGAGAACTCCCTGACCATCTACACCTCTGGCCGCACGGGATACACGGCCACTGTTCAGTACACCAAGAAATACCTGGGAGTCTGATGTGATATTCACTATCGAGTCCGGCTATCGCTGGAATCTCGGCGGCGATCACTCCAACGATATGGTCATCGTCGACGACTTCTACTCCGCGGTGTGGACGGAGCGGTTCGGCGACGTCGGTGAGGCCACGCTCGAGCTCCCTATCGGGTACTATCCGCTGGCGCTCGACGCCCGGAACTACCCCAACGGGCACTACCTGCACTTCTCCGAGTCAACGCACGTTATGAACCTCGTCTCGAGCAAGATCGTCGTGAAGGGCAGCGAACCACGCGTAGTTCTGTACTACAAAGGCGTCGAGAACATGCTCTCGTTCAGGAGGATCAGCCTCGGCCCCATGGCGTGGCCATATTACGAGACGAATCCGGACCCGGCGTTCCACAAGACCCTTATGGACCTGCTCAGGTACGAGATGATCGACCGGTATCCGAATCCATATCTCCAGATCTGGCAGGATCCTCGGGTCAGGGAGTCCTCGTTGTCGGTTTTCAAGCTCGATTTCAACGTTGGGGACACGGTCTTGGACGCGATGCTCGCTTCGTGCAACCGGAACACTCCATTCCGCTATCGGCACGGCTTCGACTTCATCACGATCGGCAACCAGCGACGGGCCTGGCAGCTCCGGATCCTCCCGGTCGAGGCCCCGGCCACGCTACCCGACTTCACGGACTACATCGAGTCCCTGGAGTTCGGAATCAGCACGACCGAGTACGCCAACGCCGCTCTCGTCGAGATTCCCAAGATCGAGGAGCGCAAGTCGCCGGGTTCGCCGGTCTACGATGAGTTCAACGTCGTCGGCACTCGCGTGTTCAGGTCCCCCACATACAACGAGGGCAACGTCCACAGCTGGAATAGGGTCGAGAAGTACCTGAAGTACAACCTGGACGGCATGCAATACAAGGAGGCCATGACCACGCTCTCGTATTTGCATGACGCGTGGTCTCAGATGGGCACTCCGAACGACATCGGACAGGCCAAGAAGATAATCCAGTCGCAGTCCCGCATCCAGACCGTCGCGACCACGCCGGCGACGTTCTCGGACGACCTCGTATACGGGCGGGACTACAAGCTCGGGACGCTGTTCCGATGGACACCGTACCTCGGCTCCGGAAAAGTCCGTTCCGGATGGTTCGGGCTTCAGACGGAGTTCGAGGCCCTGATCTCGGAGTTCACCTGGACCTTCGACCAGAGCGGGGTCAAGAAGACACCAGGAATCAAGATGTAGGAGGATATTTTGACTCAACGCTATGGGTTCTTCGACTCCGACAACGGCGATCGAAGGTATTCAGCACTTGACATGGGGCGAATGTTCGACGGAATCATCTCGGACGGGATATTCGCCAACTACATGGGGGCCTTCAGGGTCTCGCCGCATGTCGGGCTGTCGGTCAAGATCGCTCCCGGGCGATGCTGGTTCAACCACCGATGGTTCGAATGCGATGAGACCATCTACCTCGGCCTGGCCGGCGCGCATGCCACATACACCCGTATCGACGCGGTATGCGTCGAGGTGAACGAGTCTCCGGAAGTTCGATCGGTTCGGCTCCGTGTCATTACGGGCGCTCCGTCGTCCGCGCCGAGCACCCCGGAAGGGATTCACACCGACGTTCTCAACCAGTACATCATCGCGACCGTCAGAGTGCCTCCGAATGCGACGACGATCGACGCCACGATGGTCATGGACAACAGGGGTGGAAGCCAATGCCCGTGGGTCGTCGCCCCGTCGGCATCGATCGACACGGGCGAGGTGCTCGGCGACATTCGAGCCAAGTGGGAGAGCTGGTTCAGCACCGTCAAGGACGCCGCTCTCAACCCGCCCGACGCGAACGTCAAACTGGCTGCGATCGAGAGCGACATCAAGACCATCAAACGGGATTGGGACATCTCCAAGATGCGCCCTGGAACGCCTGATGCCTCGAGTATGGTCCCGTTCATCAACCGCCAGTTCGAGACCGAGACGGCGGCGATGTCCCAACTCGGGTTCATTGCTTTCGCCCAACAGCCGGCGATCCACAACCAGATCTTCAGGGGTAGCAACCTGGGGGATCGGATCACGAACGCTCAGCAGCAGTCGATCAAGTCCGGGCGTTTCGACGACCTGTGGCTCGGGGATTACTGGGTTCGCAATAACGTCCGCTACACCATCGCCGGATTCAACTACTGGCTCGGACAACCCGGGATTCAGAACAATCACATCGTCGTCCTGGCACGCGACTTGTTCGACTCGGTTCAGTTCAACACCGGCGACATGACCAGTGTTCCCAACACGTACATGGTCGCCACGACGCTGAACCAAGTCGCTTACAACAGGTTCGGGGACGTCTTCGGCACAGACAAGATCATGTCGAGGCCGCATAACTACGCGACTCAGTTCGACAGCAAAGGGCCGTCCCAGGTGTCGACTCAGAACGTCAAGGTCTCTCTCATGCAACCGGGAATGATCTCGACTTCCGGTGTCGGAGCGATCATCAGGGACACGTATACGATCAACTACTTCAACGATACGATGATCCTTCCGCTCTTCCTCGCCAAGCCGGACTGGCGGAACACGACGTCCAACCATTGGCTGAACTATGTCTACGGAACCAAGTACGCCGCGGTCATCAGCACCATCGGCGCCATCTCCGCAGTCGAAGTCACCAGTCGGGCCGCCTGCTATCCGATTGCGGCGGTGATGGGCTGAGTGCACGCTCTCGAGCTGTTCCTGACCGTATTCGGGTCAGTCGTCGCCTCGTCCGGGTTCTGGTCGTTCTGGTCCCGCAAGGCCGATAATCGCGCTGCTGTCGATCGCTTGATCCGCGGTCTCGCCCACGACCGGATCATACACGTCGGCAAGGGGTATATTCGGCGCGGGTGGATCACCTGGGACGAGTACGAGGACTGGGTCAGATATTTGGCCAAGCCATACATCGAGCTCGGCGGTAACGGCATCGCCGAACGAATCATGAACGAGGTGAACCAGCTCCCGGTTCGCCACACAGGAGAGGAATCCAATGCAACTCGGAAACAAGACGTACGATGCGCTGAAGTGGATCGTCCAGATTCTTGCCCCGGCGACGGCGACCCTGTATGTTGCTCTCGCCGCGATCTGGGGTCTTCCTCACGTTGAGGCGGTCGTGGGCACCATCACCGCCCTGACGACCTTCGCGGGGACCCTTCTGCACCTGTCGAGCACCTCGTACGCCTCCACGGGCGACGGGGAGCTTCACGTGCGCAAGGGGGAAAACGGGCCCGTGTACGCCGTCCTGGGTCAGCGCCCCGAGGACCTCGACGGGACGGTGACCCTCAAGGTCGTCCGGAACTGAGGGATATTCACACGGCCCGTAGTGAGTAGAAAGGAACACTCATGGAAGACACCCCGGAACCCACCACTCTGGAGGACCTCGTCGCGAACGCGCGCGAGTACCTCTCCGAACTGTCACCCGACATGCCCGAGTACGCCCCCGCCCTTGAGGCGGTCATCAAGCTCGAACGGCTTTCCAATGACCTCGCGAACGACGAGATCGAACGGTGGGCCAAGACCTCCGATCAGGAGATCAAGGCCGCCGATCACGACGTCGAACGCCGTGTCAAGACCAAGCCACCGCTTGCTCCGACCGTCGTCACGGCGGGCGCTCAGCTCGGCTCCGTCGGGTTGATCGTCTTCGCTGAGAGGATCGCCGTTATCGCGAGCAAGGCCTTGCCATTGGCCTTCCGCATCGTCCCCTGAACCCTCGCTCGCCTCGACCCCCTCGGTCCCCAACAGGATCGCAGGGGGTCGAGGTTCTCCCAGGGCGTGATATTTTCACACGGCCCATAGTGAAGACTGTATCATCGCATGTCTTCGACCTCTTCGGAAAGGAACGCCATGATCGCACCGATCGTGAACTTCTTGAGCCGACACGCCGTTTCGGTCCTCGCCGGGATCGGATCGGTGGGCGTCGCCGTCACCGCCGTCGAGGCGGCCAGGGCGCACGTCAAGGCTCAGGAGATCCGCTACCCCCGCGGCGAGACGCGCCGTGAGGACATCGTCAACGCCGTCAGGGCCAGGTGGCGCTGCTATATTCGCCCGACGGTCGCCGGCGCCGTCACCATCGCATGCGTCATCGGCGCGGCGAGGGTCGGCGTCGTCAGGACCACGGCCGCGATGGCCGCCCTGGCCGCCTCCAAGGGCGAGCTGGCCGATATTCGCGACGCCATCTCGACTCTGGATGAGGAGCCCCGTCAGAAGCTCGAAAAGGCCGTGGCGGAACGTCGGGTCGAACGTGTTCACCGTGAGCAGAAAATCGTGGAGATCCCCGTCGCCCAAGAGGGCCAGCACATCTGGCTCGAGGCGTACACCGGGCGTTACTTCACCGCCTCCAGGGCCATGGTCGACCGCGCCGTGAACGAGTGCAACAACGAGATCGTGCACGGAGACTCGGTCTCGCTCAACCAGCTGCTCGAGAAGCTCGGTCTTGATGAGACGGACGCGGGCGAGCACCTCGGCTGGGGGATCCTCAATCATCTCATCGAGATCTCGGTGACACCCCACTTCACTCCGGACGGGACCCCGTGCGCCGTCATGAGCTTCGTCAACCCCCCGTCTCCGGGCTGGTACAAGGTCGGGTAGATCGGTATATTTTACACGCCGCATAGTGAAGACTGTACGCTCACCCAGAAAGGAAACTACAATGAGCGACCAGACCCCCAACGCCCCTGTCCCCGCTGACGAGGGCGAGAACACCACCTCTGCCCAGAAGAAGCCCTCTCTCTGGAGTCGGGCTAAGGCTCGTAAGGCCAACTTCGTCGCCGACCACCCGTTCGCGGCCGAGCTCGGTCGCCAGACAGCGTACGGTGTCGCCTACCTCGGCGGCATCCTGCTGATGGCGACCGTCTACGGCGCCGTGACCGGAAAGGCCGGAGACGACGAGACCCCCGAGCTCGAAGCCTCTGACTCCGCTGAGAACGACATCCTCTCTGACGAGGAGGAGTGAACTCGCCCCCTGTCCCACACGGGGCAGGGGTTTCAGCCGTCCATATTCGAAAGGAACGACCCATGAACGCTCTCGCACTGACCCTCAAGCTGGGGGCCAGCATCACATTCAGTGCTGCCACGGCCAATCTGCTGTGCGCCCGGACGCCTCTCGGCAAGGTCCTGGCCACAGCAGGAGGCATCTGCCTCGGTCTGGCTGCACAGCCGTATATCGAGGACGGTATCGACCGCTTCCTCGAGACTTGGAACCGCGCCTAGAAAGGATCGCAACATGTACACTCTCGACATCAAGGTCGACTCGCCCTTCAACCCGGGAACGGCTATCGAGCAGAGGATCTATCTGAACCTCACCCGCAACGAGCTCCTCAAGATGCTCGCGGCTAAGGACCCCGAGGACAACCCCATCGCCCGCATGTCCGCTGCCAGGACCATGACCGGGGTCGAACTGTACGACACCCTGCGGGCGCTGGTCCTGGCCGCGTACGGCGTCCCGAACGCCTCCAAGACCGGTCTCAGGAAGAACGAGAAGCTCCGCGAGGACTTCGAGGGCTCCGCGTTCTTCGACGAGGTCATGGACATCGTGAGCGGCAGCGAGGACGCCGCCATCGCCTTCTTCAAGGGGATCATCCCTCCGAAGATGGACATCAACAAGATCATCGCCAACGCCCAGAAGGAGGCGACTGAGGCATGAGCGATCCCGCGCCCATTCGGCCCTCGGGAGAGGACCAGATCCAGAAGGCCCTCTCCGGCGCGGGTCAGAAGCCCGTCATCAAGCCCGTCGCCAAGGGAAAGGTGCACGCCTCGGTGGGGGCGACCGTCGCACGGTCGATCTTCGCCGACTCTCTCAAGGGCGTCGGCAACTACATCCTTCACGATTTGGTTCTCCCGGGAATCCGGGACATGATCCAGTCGGTCGTCGTCGGCGGGATCGAGCGGGCCCTCTACGGGGAGTCCGCTCCTCGTCCGTACCGTCCCTACACGGGATATTCCGCTCCGGCGAGGCAGAACCGCCCCACGGGGTGGACTTCTCGCACGAACTACGGCGTCCAGACGCCGGCGACGGTCGACGCCTCCTCGAGGCCGCCGTCCTGGGGCGATCTGGTCGTCCCCTCGAGGCAGGAGGCGGAGGACGTCCTCCAGGCCCTGCTCGACCTGAGCGAGCGATACGGGTCCGCCTCC